TTATGTTAGTAACAGGATGCTCGTCTACGAGCTACGCAACAAGTCCTCAGGACGCTGTCTTACTAAAGAGAGTGCAGGTTTGTGAAAAGGTACAGATTCCTATTTACGGCATGATTGAAAGACCTGCCTCTGATGCGGAGGTTTTTACAGGAATGCTTATAGGCGGTGCTATCGGCAATCAATTTGGTTCAGGTAGCGGCAACGATGCAATGACAGTTATAGGTGCATTGATGGGTGCCGGATCAGGCGGAGAACGCAAAAGACAGCGTGTTATTATTGATTATCGTGAAGTAACCAAATGCTGGGAAGAATGGCAATAAAATTTTTACTTATATGACAAAAGTTGTATAAATAAAATAGTGAATGCCGTAAGGGTTCACGTTAACTTAAATCTTGCTTTACTTAAGGAGATAACCTATGACAAGATTACACACCATACCGCAAGACCCATTTTTTGTTGGCCTAGATCGAATCTTTGATCGAATGCATGCCAGTAACCTTACTGACAAACAACAAAACTATCCACCCTATAACATCATCAAGACAGACGATTACAGTTATGTGATCGAGTTGGCACTTGCCGGATTCACGGAAGATCAACTAGACATTATTGTTGAAGATGGCGTTCTACACGTAACAGGCGATCCGCTTGATTCAATCGAACGTGACTATATCCACAAGGGTATTTCAGGTCGCAAGTTCAAACGATCATTCACGCTTGCTGATACTGTAGAAGTTAAAGGTGCGGATTTCGTAGACGGAGTTCTTAGCATCTCACTTGAAAATGTAATTCCAGACGAAGAGAAACCTCGTAAGATTAGTATCGGATCTGGTAAGAAGGAGTTCCTCACCGAGGATTAAACTCCGGTTGACAAGACACTGGTTTTGTTGTATAATGATGTAAACGTGACGTAATTTGCTTTGGAGAATGATTTGAGTTTCTATACCTGTGTTAATCGCTTCGGTAATTCTATTCTTGTTAGAGGATATACCGCTGAAGGAAAACCCTTCACAAGAAGAGTAAAGTACAAACCTACTTTGTATTTGCCTTCTCAAAATCCTACAACAGAATGGAAAGGTATTGACGGCACACCCGTTGAACCATTTAAACTGGATACGATGGCAGATGCGAAAGAGTTTGTCGCTGAGCATTCTGATATTTCTAATCTTCAGGTGTTCGGTAACGGAAACTTTGTTGCTCAGTTTGTTCAAGAGGCATTCCCGGGAAAAATTAAACATACCAGGTCGTTTATAGATGTCGGCAATATTGACATTGAGGTCGCTTCAGATGATGGTTTCCCGGAACCTAATGAAGCGGCCCACCCTATCATATCAATCGCATACCTCAGTAGCAAAAGCAAAGTGTTTCATGTTTGGGGTTTAGGTGACTATGATATTTCAAAAGGTCAAGAGTTACTGGATGGTGATCATAAGGATCATTTAATTCAGTATCGTAAATGCGAATCAGAACATGAACTAATGGAGAAGTTTTTATTCTTCTGGGAACGCAACGCTCCCGATGTGGTTACAGGTTGGAATGTTCGATTATTTGATATTCCTTACATTGTTAATCGTGTTAAGAATATCATGTCTGAAAGCGACACAAAACGATTGTCGCCGTTCAAGGTTGTTAATTACAGACAAGTCGGAATCAAAGGCAAGTCACTTGATGCGTATGAGATCTATGGCGTTCAGCAAATGGATTATTACGACATCTTTCAGAAGTTCGGATACTCCTACGGAACACAAGAATCGTACACGTTAGATCATATCGCAAGTGTTGTATTAGGTGAACGCAAACTATCCTATGAGGAGTTCGGCACACTTCATTCATTGTACAAACACGATCATCAAAAGTTCATTGACTACAACATTCGAGACGTATTGCTCGTTGATGCGCTTGATAAGTATCTTGATCTTCTTGATCTTGCGATGATTGTTGCATACAAAGGTGGCGTGAACTATATGGATTCGTTTGGCACAACGGCAATATGGGATTCGTTAATATATCGTTATCTTGACGATAGAAAGATTGCTGTCCCTCCATCTAAACCATCTCAACGTGGTGACTATCCAGGAGGTTATGTAAAAGAACCTCATGTTGGTATGACCGACTGGGTAACGTCATTTGATTTAAGTTCACTTTATCCTAGTTTGATTGTTCAATACAACATGAGTCCTGAAACGCTTGTTGAGAACGGTCCTGTGTTACCCGCAGGTGTTGATTATTATCTTAAGTATTGCAACTCACCTGATTCACCTCCTCACAACGAAGATGTTGAATATGCAGTTGCTGCTAATGGTTCATGTTATCGTAAAGATCAACGAGGACACTTGCCCGACATCATTATCGGGTTGTATGACGAGCGTAAGGCGGTTAAACGTCAGATGTTGGATACTAAACAAGTATATGAGAAAACCAACACACGGGAATTAGCAAGAGAGATAAATAAATTAGATAACACTCAAATGGCTGTTAAGATTTTGCTTAACTCATTATATGGTGCATTAGGTAATCAATACTTCCGATATTACGATCTTCGAGTTGCAGAAGGTATTACATTGTCGGGACAACTTGCAGTTCGATGGGCAGAAGAGTCTATGAACGCAAGTATGAATAAGATACTGGGCACCGATAAAGATTACGTTATCGCAATGGATACTGACTCGATCTATGTCAATATGGGTCCGTTAGTTGAAAAGGTTAATCCTACCGATCCTGTGAAGTTTATTGATGAGGCATGTCAGCAAAGGTTTCAACCAATGCTACAGAAATCATATGATGATATGTTCACAATGATGAATGGATTTGAAAACCGCATGGTTATGGAACGAGAGGCGATTGCTGACAAAGCAGTATGGACAGCAAAGAAACGCTACATAATGAATGTTCATAATAATGAGGGTGTTCAGTATGCAGAACCCAAGGTAAAGATTCAAGGCATTGAAGCAGTGAAATCGTCAACACCTATGGTCGTAAGAGACAAGTTCAAAAAAGCATACAAAATTATATTGACATCGACTGAAGATGAATTACAAAAATTCGTGGCAAACTTTTATGACGAGTTTGTCAATCTAGGACCTGAGGATGTGTCATTTCCACGAGGAGTATCGAACGTGAAGAAGTGGACAGATCGCAGTATGATTTACAAGAAAGGAACACCGATACATGTTCGAGGTGCCTTGTTGTTCAATCATCATCTTCAGAAAAATGGATTAGATAAGAAGATGGAAAAGTTAACTAACGGAAATAAAGTTAAGTTTTGTTATCTTAAGCAACCTAATCCTATCATGGAAAATGTTATATCATTTCCTCAATTCCTTCCAAAGGAGTTAGGACTGCATGAGTTCATTGACTATGATACACAATTTGAAAAGACGTTTAAGGCTCCGCTCAAAATGGTTACAGATAGCATCGGGTGGGAGCTTGAGAAACGCAGTACATTGGAATCATTTTTTATATGAAATTATCACTGAATTTAGAATTAGACACGGACAATGTTAATGATGTTGAGAAGGTAGAGCAACTATTATTGATGTTGGAAAAATTAAAAGCATTAATGGAACAAACGGAGAAGTAGCATGTCAGACATATTTGACTTTGGATTCACTGCTGTTGATGAGGATGAATTAGCATCCGTACAGGAAGCGAGTCAAGAGGCACAGAAAGCATCGCAGGAAGCAGGATCTGTGCAAGATAAACTAGACAAGTTGTATAACGCAATGACACCTTTGCTTAACAACTTAAAAGCGAACCCGGAAAAAGAATACATCCTTTGGCCTAATCGCACAGACAAGATCGAGCAGTTTGAAGATCTTTTACGTAAAATATATAATGGTTGACAGAAATCCTATTTGATGATATAATGTATGACTATTGCGACAATAATATGAGAAGGAGATAGAATGTCTTTATTAGAGAAGTTACAAAAGAATTCAACAATCAAGATGACAGCACCCTTGATGGATTCGAAAGTATTTGGTAAGAAAGAGATGGCACCGACACCTGTGCCTATGGCGAATGTTGCTTTATCAGGACGACTTGATGGCGGATTAGTGCCCGGGTTGTTGATGTTAGCGGGTCCGTCAAAACACTTTAAGTCAGCATTTGCATTGTTGATGGCAGCAGCGTATCAGAAGAAATATCCTGATGCAGTTATATTATTTTATGATTCAGAGTTTGGTACACCACAATCATACTTTGAATCGTTTGGTGTTGATTTGGATCGTGTTATTCATACACCGATCACTGATGTTGAGCAGTTGAAGTTTGATATTATGCAACAGTTAGGCAACATTGACAAGAAAGATCGTGTTTGTGTTGTTATTGATTCTATTGGTAACCTTGCTTCTAAGAAAGAAGTTGATGATGCACTTGACGGCAAATCAGTTGCAGATATGTCTCGTGCGAAACAAATGAAGTCATTATTTAGAATGGTGACACCGCATTTGAATTTGAAAGACATTCCTTTGATTGCTGTGAATCACACATACAAAGAGATCGGATTGTATCCTAAGGATGTTGTGTCGGGCGGTACAGGTGCATATTATTCTGCTGATGCGATTTGGATTATTGGTCGTCAACAAGAAAAGGTTGGCACAGAGATTGAAGGTTATCACTTCATCATCAATATTGAAAAGTCAAGACATGTTCGTGAGAAGTCGAAGATTCCTATTACTGTTACATTTGATGGCGGTATCTCGAAGTGGTCAGGTTTGATGGATGTCGCAGAAAAGATGGGGTACATACATAAACCTAAAGTTGGTTGGTATGAAGCAATGGATCCCGATACAGGTGAAGTGTTGACTGATAAGTTGATGCGAGCAAAAGAAATTGCGAATAACGGCGACTTCTGGAAAATGATGATGGAAAAGACAAACTTTGCTGAAGCAATACGCAAATTCTATTCCGTAGGTGGCACACCATTGATGACTGATGAGGAATCTGCATAGCATGATTGAGTCAACTATCCTTGGCGGATTGTTAAACAATGAAGAGTACACAAGAAAGGTTCTTCCTTTTTTGATGACTGATTATTTTGATAATTATTCAGAACGTCTAGTGTATGAAACTGTAGATAATTATGTCAATGAATACAACGGGCTTCCCACAAAGGATGCCCTGCGTATCATTATTGATGAGAATTCAAGCATCAATGAGACACAATATTCTGAAGCAGTTTCGATCATTGACAAACTAGAGTATGATGAAAAGACAGATTTAGATTGGTTGGTTGACAAGACAGAAAAGTTTTGTCAAGACAAAGCAGTTTACAACGCTGTTCGTGAATCAATCCTTGTGCTTGACGGTGCTCACGATGACAAGGATAAAGGTTCTATTCCGGAAATGCTTGCTGAAGCATTAGGCGTTTCATTCGACAACGCTGTTGGTCACGATTTCCTTGAGGATGCTGATAGTCGATTCGATTTCTATCATAAGAAAGAAGATAGGGTTCCTTTTGATCTTGAATTGATGAACAAGATTACTAAAGGTGGATTAGCACGTAAATCATTGAGCATTGCACTTGCAGGTACAGGTGTAGGTAAAACATTGTTTATGACTCATTGTGCATCAGCGGCATTGATGGACGGCAAGAACGTATTGTATATTACAATGGAAATGGCAGAAGAGAAAATTGCAGAACGAATTGATGCAAACTTGCTTGACGTTACTCTTGA